ACTGGTACAATTACAAGCACAATTCAACAATTAAGAGCAACAGGATCTAATGTTGAAGTTACAACCCCATCATATAATAACACATCAGAACTAGCTTAATCCATATATTGCTTGACAAATAGGCTGTTTTAGTATATACTATAGTCATATTGGAGATATATTATGGATTCAAGATTAGATAAAGCACTAGAATTTAGTAATTATATGACTACCTTAAACAATCAAAAAAGATTGTTATGGGAAAACTATCAACAAAACTTAGTGTATTACTTTAATGGCGGCAAATTTACAATTACTACCGACTTAATTTCTTTCCTAGAAGCGGTAAAGTATGACAGTTATGTTCTAATAGATGATAATAATTTACCAGTGAAAGTAGATACACGAAAATTTTTACTAGACATTAGGATTAAACACCAAAAAGCAACAACAGAGTATTACGAAGAATATTCAAAAATCAAATCTAAAAGGAAAGTTGAGGATTTAATTGCATAATGACTTCTGGAGTATTACTTTTTGCATACAATAATTCTCATATTGACTATGCTAAACACGCTATTTTTTGTGCTAAAAACGTAAAAAAATTTTTAAACTTGCCTGTATCACTTGTTACAGATTCAAAAAATTATCTACAAAAGCAGTACACTCAACATATAGATGTTTTTGATAGTATAATTGATGACAAAACGTCAACCGAGCAAATTAAAAAGTTCTATAACGGTAAGCAGTATAAGAAACTAACTTGGAACAACCATAGCAGACCTAATGCTTATGACCTGACACCTTATGAAAAAACTTTAGTTATGGACACTGACTACATTGTATCTAACAATAGTTTATTAAATTGCTTTGATGATGACAGAATAAAAATTACAAAAGATTTTGTCGATCTATGTAGTGAAAGAGATGACAAAACGCTATTACGAGTAAGTGATTATTCTATTCCAATGCTTTGGGCAACAGTATTTTACTTCTCAAAAGCCAGTAAAAGCAGTAAAATACTGTTTGACTTGATAAAACATATACAGGAAAATTGGAATTTTTATAGATTACAGTATCAAATTGTGGGAAAAAACTATAGAAATGACTTTGCATTTTCTATAGCATTGCATATAATGTCTAATCCACAAGTAGACTTACCGGGCACACATTATTATACTACTGATAGAGATAAGTTATACAAGGGAAATGGAAATTCATTTCAATTCTTTCTTGAAAATCAAACAGCATGTGGCATTCATAATCAAAATATTCATATGATGAACAAATTTGATTTAAACGAACATATTGATAAGGTAATGCAATGAGTAAAGGATTCTGTTTAATAGCTCAGAATAATGAAACAACAGATTATGTAAAACAAGCATGTCTGTTAGCAGTAAGTATACACAAATATTCAAAAAATCAATCTGTATCTATTATTACAAATGATAAAATACCAAAAAAGTATCAAGTTTTGTTTGATAAAATTATACCAATTAAGGATGATGAAGCAAAACACAGCGATTGGAAATTAGAAAACAGATACAAACTTTATGATTTGACACCATATAATCAAACCATTGTTATGGATGTAGATATGATTATGACTGGAGACATTTCTCATTGGTGGAAATATCTAAAAAATTACAATTTGTTTTTTGTATCCAATGTAACTACTTACAGAAATGAAAAAATAAAATCTAATTACTATAGAAAAACATTTCAGGCAAATGATCTACCAAATATTTACTGCGGTATTTTTTATTTTAAAAAAAATAAATTTTCAAAAGCATTTTTTAATTTATTAGAAGTAATTACACATAATTGGGAAAAATTTTACAGTGAATATGCACCCGTATACAAACAAAAATGGTACAGTATGGATGTTAGCTGTGCTATTTGTTGTAAAATATTAGGTATAGAAAAAGAAATTACTGATAAAAATAATTTTATTACTTTTGTCCATATGAAACCCCATATTCAGGGATGGGCAAATGTGCCGTTAAAATGGACAAATGTTTTAAATTGGCAAATTAACAAAAACAAACAACTTTACATAGGAAATTATTTGCAGAATAATGTTTTTCATTATACTGAAGATGAATTTTTAGACGAAAAAATTATAGAGGCATTAGAAACATGATTTTTTGTGCAATTTTTGATATGAAAACAGGAAAAGTTACAGGTATTTCTAACAATCCTGATCCAACTAGTACTCATGTTGAAATATCAAGAGAATTATATTCTAAATTTGTAAATGTAGAAGAAGATATAAACAATTATATTGTTATCAATGAAAATAAAAAGTATCAAATTATAAAAAAAGGCAAGGAATTTGTCGAAGAAGTTGCAAATGAAAATGTAATACCTTTAAAAAAGTTTTTCAAGTTACAAGACTCTATGAACATATTTCAAATTGTACAAGATAAAGAAAGATGGTATGCATATGGAAAATTTACAGATGACTATATGAAATATTTGATCACAAATCCAAATCTTTTTGCTAGAGATAGAATTTTATACTTAACAGAAAAAAATGATGCAAGGAAACTTTTAGAAACATGCCAAATCTCAGCCGAAAAGTTTATTGATAACAGTGTTCCTAGTTTAAATATTAAAACTTCTAAGCAAGTGGACATATTCATGTCTAGTTCAGATTTAGAATTTATACATGTGGTAATGAAATGAAATTAAATGTTGCAGATTGTGATGTAGTGTATCTAAGTTATGATGAACCTAACGCTGAAAAAAATTATGCAGATATACTGACAAAAATTCCTTGGGCAAAACGGATTCATGGAGTTGAAGGCAGTGATGCCTCACACAAAGCCTGTGCTAAAATTTGTGAAACTGAAAGATTTATTACCGTCGACGGTGATAACATTGTTCAACCAGAATTTATTAATCAAACTGTTAACTTTATTCCAGGAGTTGATATAAAAAGAAATGTGATAAGTTGGACAGGTTACAATGTAATAAACGGATTGATGTACGGTAATGGCGGCATTAAATGTTGGGATAGACAAACTGTATTAGAAATGAAAACACATGAAAATGCGGATCCAGATAACATAGGTGCCCAGTTAGATTTCTGTTGGGATTTAGAATATATTCAGATGAGTGAATGTATGAGTACTGTAGAAAATAATTTTACTCCCCATCAAGCCTGGAGAGCAGGATTTAGAGAAGGTGTAAAAATGTGTTTAGTTGAAGGAGTTAAACCATCTCTAGAAGATTTTAAAGGTGTGCATTGGAAAAATAGACACAGACAATATGTATGGACTATGATAGGAGCAGATGTTAAAAACGGACTTTGGGCTGTGCTTGGAGCAAGACAAGGTGCATATATGACAATGCTTACAGATTGGAATTATGTAAACGTTCGGGATTTTGAATATTTAAACAGCCTATATGAAAAACAGGTAAAAGCAATTACAAATGATAAAGAACGTGATGAACTAATTTGGTTTTATGGAAATGAAATTATTAAACACCTAGAAATGCCTATTGCAAAAACACCATTTGACGAAGAACAAAGTAAATTTTTTAAAAAAGTCTATCAAAATCCGCCACGTATTAGACATCCATTTATTGCAAATACAAAAATAAAAGAAAAAAATTATGATATGTTTATGATTACGTACAATGAACCTAATGCAAATGAAAATTATGCTAGGTTAAAGGACAAGTATCCTAACTTAAAACGTATTCATGGTGTAAAAGGCATTCCTAATGCACACAAAGCGGCCGCTGAAATTTGTGAAACAGATATGATGTGGATAATAGACGGTGATGCTGAAATTCTTGATAGTTTTAGATTTGATTATGAAGTACCATTATCTGAAAAAGATGCTGTACATGTTTGGCGAAGTATTAACCCAATAAACGATTTAGAATATGGGTATGGCGGAGTCAAGTTACTGCCTACAGAATTAACAAGACAATTAGATGTAAATCGTGTAGATATGACAACAAGTATCAGCACTAAGTTTAAGAAAATGGAAAGAATTAGTAATATTACTGCATTTAACACAGATCCTTTTAACACATGGAAAAGTGCATTTAGAGAGTGTGCAAAATTAAGCAGTAAAGTAAT